CGGCCGGGAGGCCGGCGTCCGTTGCAACCGCATGGAGGGGCCGTCGGGCAGGTGGGATTTAATCGAGCTGCCCAAACCCAATCTGACCTACGGACGCGCGATGAGACTATGGCGCGAAACCAAAGGCAAAAAATATGACCTGTCAGGTGTTTTGGCCGTCAAGTCGGTTTTCCGCCGTCTGAAAATCCGTCAATCGCCGGACAAATGGTTTTGTTCCGAATGGTGCGCCGCCGTCATCGGCTTTGGCGAGCCGTCGAAATACTCGCCGTCAGACCTTGCCGCCGCCATGAAGCAGGAACAATTTTAAAAAATCCCCAAAAAATCCCACGCGCTCGCCACTCGCGTGGGATTAATTTTTAATAGTGTATCAATCACTAACCCATCAAAAAGGAAGCCCCAATGGCAGAAGCAAACCGCCATCATGGCATCACAGCCAACGAATACACCGAAGGCGTGCGCAGCATCAGCGACATTTCCACCGCCATCATCGGCATGGTTTGTACCGCCGAAGATGCCGACGCAAAGGTATTTCCGCTCAATACGCCGATTTTTGCGACATCAGCCTACGACCTGCTGGCAAAAGCAGGCACAAAAGGCACGCTCGCCAAATCCCTCGACGCCATCGTTGACCAAGCCGACGCGCAAGTCGTCATCGTGCGCGTTGCCGAAAGCAAAAACACTGAAGAACAAAAAGCCAACGTCATCGGTACAGCCGAGGGCGGCAACTACACCGGCCTCAAAGCCCTGCGCCGCGCCAAAGCCGTGACAGGTTTCACCCCAAAAATCTTGGGCTGCCCCGAGCTTGACAGCCAAGACGTCTTGACCGAATTGGTAGGCGTTGCCCAAGCGACGCGCGCCTTTGCCTACGGCAGCGCAGGCGGTAATCCCGACATCACCGAAGTGGGCAACTATCGCAAAAACTTCGGCCAGCGTGAGCTGATGTTGATTGACAACGAGTTTATGGCATTCGACCCTGCCACCAAGAAAACCGAGACCGCCGCCACCATCGCCCGAGTATTGGGCGCGCGTGCCAAACTCGACAAAAATGTCGGCTGGCATAAATCCATTTCAAACACCGAAATCAACGGCGTCAGCGGCCTGAAATTCGCGCGCAGCTTCGACCTCTTGGACAAAAACTGCGACGCCAACACCCTCAACAACAAAGACGTCACCACCCTGATCCGCGAAGACGGCTTCCGCGTTTGGGGCAACCGCACCTGCACCAACGACAGCATGATGGCTTTTGAAGTCGCCACGCGTACCGCCCAAATCATCCAAGAGACCATCGCTTCCGCCTTCATGTGGGCGCTCGACAAGCCGATGCATAAGAGCCTGATGGAAGACATCATCATGGCCATCAACGCCAAATTGGCGCAATACGTCAGCAAAGGCTACATCTTGGGCGCGCGTGTGTTTATCGACAAAACCCTCAACACCTCCGAAACCGTCCAAGCCGGTCAATTCACGATTAGCTACGAGTTCACATGGGTGCCGCCGTTGGAAAACTTGGTTTTCAACCAACACGTCACTGACACATTCTTTGTTAACTTGGTTGACAAAGTCATCACATTTGCCAACACCCTGAAACCGACTACCGTCTAGGCCGTCTGAAAGGAAACCCACCCCATGAAAATGCCTAAAGTACTCAAAGGCTTCAACCTCTTCGTCGATGGCGAGAACCAATACGGCGTCATCGTCGACATCACGCGCCCCAAAATCAGCCGCCAAACCGAAACCTACACGCCGGGCGGCGGCATGATTGAAATGACCGTCGTCCACGGCTTTGAAAAGCTGACGATGGAAATCACATCTAAGGGCTACGACGCAGACATGCTCAAATCAATGTCAAGCAGCATCGGCGGCAAGCTGCTGCGCTACCAAGGCGCGTTGCAAGAGGAAGACGGCACAGGCTACCAAACCCTCAAGGGCGAAGCGCGCGGCCGCATTACCGAGGCCGACCCCGGCAGCGACAAACAAGGCGAAGGCGGCGAGCATAAATTCACAGTCGAGCTGGTTTACTGGAAAGAAAGCGTGGACGGCAGCCCCATCGTCGAAATTGACGTCATCGGCAATAAAGCCGCTTTCGGCGGCCAAGACGAACGCGCCGGCCTGCGAGCCGCTTTGGGCTTGTGATGAAAACCAAGAATTTGGCCATCTACCAGGGCGACACCTATTTATTCAAAGTCGCCCTGACCAACGAAGCAGGCGAGCCGTTGCAAACCGACGGCCTGTCTTTTGCGCTGGCCGTCAAATTTCCCGACGGCGCAACCATCACGCCCGAGCTGACCGTTGACGGCAACATCGTCAGCCTGCTGTTTCCCTCCGCCCTGACCGCCGCCATCACGCACACAACCGCCGAATACGACCTACGCGCCATCAGCGGCCAGTACGTCAAAACCTATTTGCGCGGCCAACTGCACATCACGCCGAGCATCACGCCCGTGACCGCAGGCGACGGCGGCGAAATCCACGAAGAGGCCGTCAGCGTTACCGTTTCCGAAGCCGCCATCATCCCCGAGATCTCGCTCGAGAAAGACCAGCTGGCCGAGATGATTGAGCAGGGTTTCCGCAAGTCGAAGAACAGCAGCATCGTGCTTGTGGCCGAAAGCGAGGTAACGGGTGGCGCCCTCGGCGTGCCGCATGGCGTTGGTCAGGGCCTCCCGGGCGGGGCGGTCCAGTTGTCGGCGTAGGCGCGCATGTCCAGCGCACCGCGGATGGTTGCCATGCAGGTCTGGATCGGGCCGTACCCGTAGGCGGTCCCTGCTTCGTGAACGAGTTTGAGGTGCTCGATCTCCTTATCCTGCTGCTCCAGCCTCTTCTGGATCCGGTGGTAGTACTCCGCTGAGACGAGCAGGAGTCCGAGGTTCTCGGAAGCGGCCGTCACGCCCTGCGGGGAGGACTCGGACCCGGTGCAGCTCACGGATAGACGGGCGTAGCGGTCCCGGATGGCGAGGTTGTCGGTACGGTGGTGGGCGGCGTCGACGACGACGGAGTTGCCGATCGTCCCGTCGGTGGAGTCACGGTGGTGCCAGTGCGCCAGCGGCTCCCCGTCGATGAATCCCACCGGGGAGGTCGCCAGCAGCCGCAGATTGAAGTCCCAGTCGGCCTGGGTCAGCAGGGTGCCGTCCCAGTGGCCGATGCGATCGGCCACCTCACGGCGGATGAGCTGCGAGATCGGCGGGACGTAGTTGGCCACCATCGTGTCGATGAGGGTCCAGCTCTCCTTGTCCTGCGTCATCACCCACCGGCCACGCTCGGTCAGTCCCTCCTCGGTGACTATCTCATCGACGACGTCGCAGCGCGTCGCCACGGCACCGTGCTCGGGGTGGTCATCGAGGTGGGCCACGCAGGCGGCCAGGAAGCCGGGCTCCCAGGAGTCGTCGTCGTCATGGATCGCGAAGAACTCGCAGGAGGAGACGGCCAGACCGTCCTCCAGGGCGGCCTCGCGCCCGTGAGAGGTCTCGTTGGTGACCACCCGGGTGCGCTCCCTGAGCCACTCGGGAGCGCTCTCCAGAGCGCTGTCCACCGACTCGGTGCTTCCGGCGTCATTGACGATGATGAGCTCGAGGTCCTGGAAGGACTGCGCCCCGACCGACTGGAGTGCGCGCGTCAGCAGCACGGGACGGTTACGGGTCCGGGTCACCACAGTGACTCGGGGGGATTGTGCGGCGTGTCCAGCCATTGTCGGGGATCCTCCTTGATCTGGTCAGGGGCGCATCATGCTTGGCGATGTTACCGAACCGCCCGGGGCGTCTGACAAGGTTTCAGCCCCGTCACTGTATCGAGTGGGGTGGCGCTGGCGTAGGCGCTTGCCACAATCAACAACTTCTCGCCGAGCCACGTGCGCGGCTCCTCGCCCGCCGATGCAGCTCGCGGGGCAGGCCGGTGAGAGCCTGAGCCAGTCCCCTCAGCACCGGGCCGCGCTGCGGTCCTCGCAGGGAGCGCACCAGCGTACGGGCCAGTGCCTGCATCACCACTGGGGCCGGACTGTGGGCCGCTGCCGTCAGGATCCGGTTGCGGACGTTGACCCGGACGAACATCGGTGAGTCCGTGCCCGAGGAGGAGGCGTGCTCGTGGCGCGCCACGGCCTCACGCACGTAGAGGACTCGCCACCCGCGCTCACGCAGGCGCCAGGACAGGTCCGTGTCCTCGTAGTACATGAACAGGTCCTCGCGAAAGCCTCCCAGGGCCTGCCACGCCTCACGTCGGATCGCGCAGGCGCCCCCGCACAGGCCGAAGACCTCACTGGGGGAGTGCTCCTGCCCAGCAGGCACCAGCCAGTCCCGGTCATAGCCGTTGCCGGAGGCGTCCACCAGGTTGCCCGTGGAGTTGACCAGGACCTCCCCCTCGCCGCGGGCAGCGGCAATCA